CACTTTGTAATCCTGAGAGAATCCCAGAGTCCTATGACCCATTTGAAGTATTAGATAAAGAGTTCTATGCATTTAAAAAGTCTGCACAAAAAGAAGTAAGTTATCTTGTTAAAGAGTTTGAGTGTAAGAAATCAGCAGCAGCATATGCACGTGCATCTACTAGCAAAACTGGTATTTTGAACACTGGGTTGCTACATACTTACAAGTACAATGAGGACTTGTTTAAGCGGGTAACAGTTCTCCCTGATGGTAAGAACCACGGGTTAATTGCACTAGTTGACTGGTCTGGATCTATAGGCGATGTGTGCTTCAATATGGTGAAGCAACTCATCAATATAGCTTGGTTCTGTAAGAAGGCACAGATACCTTTCAATGCGTATATCTTCACAACTGAGTGGCCTAATGAAAAACACAGACGAGACAGAAGTACAGCTTACAAATACTCCTTTGGAGATTGTTTTAATCTTGTTAATGTGCTTACCACCGATCTTAGTGGTAATGAATTTGAGCAACAGTTAAAGTATATGTTCCGTTTGGGTGCATACTATTCTAGCTATGGCAATGGAGAAGTATTTGAAGGTGCACGTTCACTAGGACATCCACTTGGATTGTACCTAGGTGGTACACCACTGTCAGATGCATTGGTATCTCTACATACCGTAATACCTTACTTCCGTAAGAAGTATGGAGTAGAAAAATTAAACTGTATTATTTTAAGTGATGGAGAATCCCACGCAGGAGTCTACACGACTGAGCAAGATCATTACAGAGACGAAGAACTCCTTACGAGAACTGTGGAGCATCGTGCTGCTCTTCGGAATAATCGTACGGGGCGTGTTTTTAATCGTTTTTCAAGTAATTATATGGAGAATCTTGCTATCTATATCAGAGATCTTAAAGAAACGTTTCCAGAATCCAACTTTGTTAGTTTCAGACTTATCGAAGGTAGGGATGTTTCTTACTGGATCCGTAATGTATCTAGTCTATGCGACTGGATGGAGCGTGGAATTTCCAGAGATGAAATTAAAGCAAGACTTAGAAGAGACAAGTCCTTAGTTGTTAAGAAGTCTCTTGGATACGATGAGTTGTATCTAATGCCTAACAAGAACCTAGGTCTTAACACTGACTTTGAGGTTGATGAAGGAGCATCTAAAGCAAAGATCAAAGCTGCCTTCAAGAAATCTCTTGGTAACAAGAGTGTCAACAAAAAGATACTCGCATCATTTGTGGATATGGTCAGTTAACAAACTGTCCTTGGGGTGTACACAACACCCCTTTTATCCCTTATAATAAACACATACAAACAAAATCTTTCTAAATCCTATGACCGTCGTTTCCGATCTCCGTGACCAGTTTGGCAATAATATCACTGCCACTGAAGTAAAAAAATATGCAAGAAAGGTTGGACTCGGTTATCGTGCCATCACTAATAGACTGAGTGCATACAAAGTCAAGCGTGGTACTTGGGATCTCACTGTGAAAGAAGCTCTGGAGAAAACTTATAGTAAGCCAGCAGCAGTACCTGCTGTAGAACAGAACTTGGTACCAGATGTAGATCCTAACTTTGTCCCCTTTGGTAATTTCAATCGTCTTAAGAAGATCCTTAAGTCTGGTATCTTTTACCCAACATTCATTACTGGACTTTCTGGTAATGGTAAAACGTTTGGTGTCGAACAAGCGTGTGCTCAACTCAAGCGTGACTTGATTAGAGTTAACATTACAATTGAAACCGATGAAGACGATCTTATTGGTGGGTTTCGCCTTGTTAATGGCGAGACAGTATGGCATAACGGTCCAGTCATCGAAGCACTCGAAAAAGGGGCAGTCCTCCTTTTGGATGAAGTGGACCTTGCATCTAATAAAATTCTTTGCCTTCAGTCCATCCTCGAAGGGAAGGGAGTCTTCCTCAAGAAGATCGGCAAGTTCGTAAAACCTGCAAAAGGATTTAATGTCTTTGCTACTGCGAACACTAAGGGTAAAGGATCTGAGGATGGTAGGTTCATTGGTACTAATGTACTTAACGAAGCATTCCTTGAGAGATTCGCATTGACCTTTGAGCAAGATTATCCATCACCTAATGTAGAGCAGAAGATTCTTGCTAAGGTATGTAAGGATAATGACTACTGCAAGAAGCTTGCTGACTGGGCAGACATCATCCGTAAGACATTCTACGATGGTGGTATCGATGAAGTGATCTCTACTCGTCGTCTTGTTCACATCACTAAGGCATTCTCTATTTTCAACGATAGACTAGAGGCAGTACAACTTTGCTTGAACCGTTTCGATGATGAGACTAAGCAAGCATTCCTAGACCTTTATAGTAAGGTTGATGACAAGGTTGACCTTCCTGTAGACGAGGGAGAATCCCCTGTGGAAGTACATTCAGACAAAGTGGTTGCAATTAGGTAACCACTCTGATATACTGTACTGTAAACTATCTTGTGTATGAAGTACAATGAAGAAGAGCTCCTAACGGAGGTCAGAGACTACATTAGCAATACGTACCGAGGACATTATAGTCAGGGTGGGGTTCAGACACTGGATCTCATCGACTCGGTAGGTGACGCAGAAGCATTCTGTAGAAGTAACATTCTAAAGTATGCTTCTCGTTACGATCGAAAGGGTACAGCACGTAAGGACATCATTAAGATCATCCACTACGCTGTACTCTTACTCCATTTCAATGATAAGACCGCCCGTGCGATGGCTATCAACGATGGAACTACATCATTCTCAGTTGACTACGACAAATGACAGCAGTCACTTTATCAAAAACTACATTATCCATTCTTAAAAACTTCGCTACGATCAATACGAGTATCGTAGTAAAGACTGGTAATGTCCTTAAGACTATCAGCAATGCAGAAAACATTCTCGCATCTGCTAAGGTAGAAGAGACATTTCCTATTGACTTTGCCATCTATGACTTGAATCAGTTTATTGCTGGTCTCTTGTTGTTTGATGATCCTGTACTCCACTTCGATAATCCTAACTACGTTACGATTAAAGATCAAGGTCAGGGACGTAGAGTCAAGTATTACTTCAGTGATCCTGAGATCACTATGAAGGCAGCACCTGATCGTGAGATCAAATTTCCTGGTGGAAACATTGAATTCAATGTGACTGAGGAACAGATCGGTGCACTCAGCAAAGCAGCTGCTGTGTATGGTCTACCAGACTTCACTGTGTCAGGTGAAGAGCAAACCGTTATTCTTAAAGTACGTGACAAAGAAGACGACACCTCCAACTCTTATGATCAAGTTGTACAAGGATCAACAGACGGTGATTACTCGCTCGATTTTAAAGTTGAAAACCTCAGACTCTTCCAAGGAGACTACGGAGTAAGTGTGTCTAGTAAATTGATTTCCAAGTGGAATCATAGTGACCTTGACCTAACTTACTACATCGCCTTAGAACCTTGAGAAAATTCTTATGGGTTGAGGAGTATCGACCCACCAAAATTAATGACTGTATACTTCCACAGTATCTTAAAACTACATTCCAAGAGTTTGTAGATGCTGGTGAATTCCCTAACCTCCTTCTATCAGGATCTTCTGGTGTAGGTAAGACTACAGTAGCTAGAGCATTATGTGATGAGTTGGGTGTTAGTAGTATTGTAATTAATGGTTCTGACGAAGGTCGTTATCTCGATACTGTTAGAACTAAGGTTAAGAATTTTGCTAGTACGATTAGTCTCTCAGGTAGTAAACACAAATGTGTTATTATCGATGAAGCAGACAATATGACTGTTGACGTTCAGTCACAGTTACGTGCTGCTATTGAGGATTATCAGAACAACTGTAGATTTGTCTTTACTTGTAACTACAAGAATAAGATCATTCAACCGTTGCAGTCTAGGTGTTCTGTCTTTGACTTTATTATCAAGAAGGAGGATAAGTTAGATCTTCAAGGTCAGTTCTTCTTGAGGATCAAACAGATCCTTAAAGATAATAATGTTACAGCAGAGGACAAGGTACTAGTAAAATTAGTACAGAAACATTATCCTGATTGGAGGAGGACACTTAATGAATTACAGAGACACAGCTCTTCTGGGTCTATTGATAGTGGTATTCTGGTTGATATATCAGAACTGGACATTTCGACGCTGGTAAAAGCACTAGCTAGAAAAGAGTTCAGCACTGTTCGCAGTTGGGTTGTGGAGAACCTTGACAACGATCCTAATATGATTTTTCGTAAGTTGTATGAAGGGTTAAGTCAAGAGTTAGTTGGTAGGAGTATACCACAATTGGTTCTCATCATTGCTGACTATCAGTATAAGTCTGCTTTTGTAGCAGATCAAGAGATCAATCTCTTAGCTTGTATGACACAAATTATGGTGGAGTGTGAGTTCAAATGAGTGATTACTTAAAAGAAAAAATCAGGGATGCAGAGAAACGTATTGCTGAATTGAAACGTTTGATCGATCATTGGAGGAAACAATGAGCCATACATTCACATTCAATGATGAAGAATTACAGTGCTTACGAGTGTGTTTACAGAATGCACCAGCACCATATGACATCACATTGAAGAAGATAGTAGGTGACATTGTGGATAGAATTGGTGAACCAATTAGACCAGAGATTGAACCATTAAGGATGCCTAAGTATGACCTATCCAAATACGGTATAGAACAATGACAGCCATTTATGATGACATTAAAATCACTATCAATCTCAATGAGTTGGTAGAGATCAGAG